GGTCGGATGATTTAGTAAAACAACATAAAGCGTTAAAGGAATTAGGATTCAAACATTCTTATCCTGAATTCATTCCTCATGTCAGTATCAAGTATCAACCAACTGAAGATGATATCGTCAAGATTAAAGCATTGACGAATGATATTATAGGTAAAGAATTAGAATTTGGTTCATTAAAAATTGAACGCATTAAAGACTAACTATAGGTTAATTATGTTATTACAAGAAACTGAAATTTCAAAATCTACAGTAAAATATATTATGTGTATCGAGTATAAAGATACAACACCAGGTAAAGTAAAACTAGACTATCAGAATCAATTGTGTGAAACCAATAACTTGACTTATATGGGTAATTATATGTTTGGTTCATTGTCACCAGTTCATATAGTAGTTGAACTGGTGACATTAAAGGATAAAAATCCACAATTAAATGATTTCATTTTAGATATGTGTTTATTGCGAGTAACAGATGCGGATGATCTAATGAAAGTTATTAAATAATTATTTTACTGGATATAAAATAATGTTAACATACGAAGATTTTAAACAAGACGTATTATCAACTGTACTTAACGAAGCAGAAGTTAAATTAAAGAAAGGTAATATCGCTATCGTCACTCCATTAGATTTTGAAAAAGATCCAGACTGGAAAACCTATAAGATTAAACACCCTAACTTTCCATTAAATGGTAATGTAGAAGGATCTAGTGTGACAATTAATAAAGGTAAAATTGTTGGAATGACTCCTTCATTAGCTAAACAATTAAAGATACCGACTATTGGTGAAGTTAATGGTTTAACATTAGCACAAACTAAAAAATTGGCGCAAGAAAAGGAACGGGAACTATCTAAACAAGAGTTCAAAAAGAGTCCGTTGGCGTTAGCAGTAAAACTAATGGCTATACAAGATTCATTTAATGCTGGTAAATTAACTCAGGAAGAAGCGAATAAAAAAGCAAAAGAATTAACAGACCAATTTAATAATAAATAAACAACGATAGCCATTAAGTAATCTTCTTAATGGCTTTCTGTTAACTATAGGAATATAATAAATGAAAACTTTAAAATTATCACCAGCCGTTAATGTTTCAGATGAATTTAGAAAAGAATTCGATAATTGGTTGAAAGAAACTTTTTGTAATAAACCACCAGTGAAAAGTGTCACCAAAGAAACGGTAACAAATAAACCTAAAATTTATAGAAAACCAAGAAAATAAATCTTTACAAATTAAAGTGAATGAACTATAATGGATTTTTAATTAGAGGTATTTCAAATGAAATTATTAACTTTATTTTTAATGGTATTATCATTAGAAGGTTGTGTAGTAGCACCAGCAGGTAGATATTATCCACAACATTCTTATTATCCTGTAGTTCCACATCATCATCATTTTGGACATAGTCACGGCAGAAGATGGTGATTTAATGATTTTATATGATTTCAATAGTAAAAATCTTGACAAATCTTATACTGGGTTCAGAGGAGGATTTGTCAGAATTACAACAAAACAAGATGATGGAATATGTTTCGTTAAATTCTTCAGAACTCTTGATACTCAACATGAATGCATTACAATCGATTTAGGCTTAAATGTCATTGGTTCTACATTAGATATCAAAGATTACACATTAGAAAGATTAAAGGTATTTATCCAGGTTAATAGAGTCAAGTTATTAAATTACTGGGATAGCGGTATTTATTGGAAAGAAAAAGATTCAGAAGAATTCTTCAAGGCATTGAAAGTTCCCAGTGTGTTTTTTGAAAAGTTTGTGCATAGATATCCAACAACACTTGGTGAAATAGATTTTGAATTTTGTAACCTTGATAGTAGCCTTACTGGTATCAAAGGTGTATTTATAGCTATCACTTCTAAGAATATAGAAAAGGATACATTTATAATTAAATGTAGAGATAAACTTAAAAGTAAAAAATTTATAGTCATTGATTCAAATTCTAACATTATTATGAATGACACAGATTTTGATATCGCAATGATAAATAAACTAAGAAAGTTTGTACAAATACAAAATGTTAGATTACAACATTTCTGGGAATATGGTATTCAATGGCATCCTGAACCTATGGATGAATTCTTAGAATCTTTAAAAATATCAAAAATAGAACAAAAGGAGTAATTGTTATGAAAGAATTAATGCAATTTAAAGAATTTCATGAAGATATGATATTAACTAAAGAATTGATAGTCGAAATGACAAATCTTTATCCGAATCAATCTGGAATTGATGGAGGTGTCATTTACATTTCTTTTAAGAATGCATCTCATGGTTGTAGAATTAAATTTGAACCTACTGATGAACCAGAAAAAGAATTTATTGTTTCTATTCCAAAATTAGAGGTTGTCATTGATACTACCAAGAAAATGAAAAATAAAAAGAAGAAACAAATTATTTTATTTGCCAAGTTACATTCTGCGAGATTATTAAAATATTGGAATGAAGGTGCAGATTGGAAAAAAGAAAGTTTGGATAAATTTAAAAAAGTTCTTCATTTATCTGATAAACAAATAGATGAAATTGGCAACGTCAAAATTGTATATAAAACTACAAAATGAAAACTCCAGGTCAATTATTTCTTGAAGGAATGCAAGTAAAATTTGAAAATATGAGTATTGAAGAATTCAACGAACGTGTTAATTCAATTGCCACAGATGAACCAGAACGAAAAATAATCAAAGTATTTCCTGATCATTGTTCATCTGGATTCTGGGATTATGAAACTGGTATCATGATAGATGAAGATGAATTAAATTTGCCAGATTCTTTACTCATCGCTTATAAATATTGGCATCATGTTTGGGAATACCTTATCGATGACGTTGGTGAACCCCCTCGTATGAACAAATCTTATATCGAACAATGGCATAAAGACGGTAAAACGTTAGTATGTGAAATGAATAAGGTTCAATCCGAATATGAATATCGTTACTGTAGGTTTGACTAGATGAATATTAAAATCACTAAAGAACAATTCGATGTATTAAAATTACACGTTTTATCCGAATATATATTCGGTTCTTGTTTATACGGAACAAATGATGAAAATTCAGATAAAGACATTTTATTAATTTTAGATGACATTTTCATTACGGATAAGATTTATCCTAATTTCCATTGCTTCCAGTTCGATGATATAGAAAATGATACTCAATGGTTATTAACGACAGAACGAACATTTAATATGAACTTACTATCTGGCGAATCTAATATCTTCGCGGAGTTAGTATTGTTTTCTGATATTCCAAGTTTCCATGATAAATTAAAGATGTGTAGAACTTCTAAGATCATTAAAGGTTTCATTGGTAGAGCCAAATTTGACCTTAAATTACTAGGAACAAGCAAAGATAAAAAGAATAGGAAAGTATTTCATGTTTCAAGGTGTTTATACATTGCGGAATGTTTACTTGAAAATAAGTTACCAGAGTTAGATAAGATTGGTATTTATTCTACTTTAAGTAAAGGTGAATTACAAGAAAAGGGATTTACTTTAAGGAATATATGTAATAAAATGTTTGAGTTGAATGAATTAACTATGTATCCAGTGTTGGAAATAGAAAATGGTGAATTAACTGAGTTAGAACAGTTATTGATCGAATCGAATAATACGAAAGAATTTATTTATTAAGGAAATTAAATGACAGAACATTTAAAAACTATTGAACAACAGTATCAAGTATTATCCGAGCTTGAGCATGTCAGACGTAGAGTCGGGATGTACGCAGGAAGTCCATCATTAGAATCAAATCAAGAATTCCTATACGATTTTGGTTCGAATAAAATGTATCAAACAAATGTCGATTATATTCCAGCGTTGATTAAAATTGTATCGGAAGTTATCGATAATTCGGTCGATGAACATATTAGGAATCCAAAGAAACTAAATGAACTAAAAGTTAACATCACTGATAACGAAATTGTCATTGAAGATAATGGTGGTATTCCCGTAGAAATTCATCAAGAATTTGGCAAATATGTTCCTGAGATTATTTTTGGCGTTTTACGTTCTGGTAGTAATTATTCGGATGACGAAGATCAAGCTACGATTGGTACGAATGGACTAGGTAGTAAATTAACTTCTATCCTTAGTGAATATTTTATTGTAGAAACAGCAGACGGTAAAAACTATTTTCATCAAGAATTTAAAAATGGAATGTCGGAACGTTCCGAACCAGAAATTAAAAAATCTAAACAACATTTTACTAGAATCACGTTTAAACCAGATTTAGAATTTTTTAAATTAGGTTCATTGGATATCAATCACACAAATAAAATCCTAAAACGATTAATTGATGTCGCTGGTTGTAATCCTAAATTGAAAGTTTCATTTAATGATAATCAATTGAATGTTAAATCATTTAATGATTATATCGGTTTATATTCCGAAACATTTGTAACGGATGAAGATACCAATTGGCACATTGGTTTATCAAGTTCATCTGGGTTTAATCAAACAAGTTTCGTTAACAGTGTTGAAACTTATATGGGTGGAACTCATGTTAATTATGTAGTCAATCAGATTACCGAAAAACTAAGAGCCTTTATTAAAAAGAAACATAAGATTGAAGTAAAACCATCGGATATTAAAAGTCATCTGCATGTATTTATTTCATGTAATATCAATAGACCTAAATTTTCAAGTCAGACAAAAGAAAATATGGTATCGGTAGTGACAGATTATGGATCTACTTGGACTTGTTCGGATAAGTTTATTCAAAAGATTATTACATTGGATGTTGTTCAATCTATTTTGGATTGGGCAGCGGCTAAAGAACTTGCGATGAATAATGCAGAGTTACGGAAGTTGAATAAGAATTTGGATAAAGCCGATCCGAAAAATGTACCTAAATTCCATGATGCAACGAGTAAAGATAGGGATTCTACGTGTCTTCTGCTATCAGAAGGAGATTCCGCTCTAAACGGGATCCTAGCTGGTAGAAATTCAAAATTACACGCTGGCTTTCCATTAAGGGGCAAACCAATCAATGTATTTGAAATGGATATTAAGGAAGTTGTCGAGAATAAAGAATTTAAGAGTATCATGACAATCACTGGTTTACAATTAGGTGTACAAGTAACTCCGATGACAAGTATTAGATTCGGTAAAATTGTCCTAGCGACGGACCAAGATTTAGACGGCTACAATATTCGTGGACTCCTTATGAATATGTTTTATAAATATTGGCCAGAATTATTTGATTTGGGTTACATTTACATTTTGAATACTCCATTGGTCAAAGTAAAATATAAATCTAAAAATATAAATTTTTATGATTCTGAAGTATTTGAACAATGGAAGTTGGAACATTCTAATGAAAAATATGAATCGAAATACTATAAAGGTTTAGGTACATCTTCAGATAAAGAATGGAAAGAATATTTATCCGAAGAAAATTTAGTGGATAATCTTGTACAAGTTACTATCGATTCGTTGGACGATTCAAAAATGTTTAAACTTATTTTTGGCAAAGAAAAAGGTGCAACCGATAGACGTAAAGATTGGCTTGGATTACAGGAGAATAATGTATGAAAATAAATGTCAAAGATTTTTTCGAAACACAATATAAAACGTATGCAACTTATGATAGCGAACGTTCGATAGCAAATGTAATAGATGGACAGAAAATTACTGCTAGAAAGGTATTATTTACAAGTGCTAAACGTTCAAATACCGAAATTAAAGTCGCTCAATTATGTTCTCAAGTTGCATATGAAACGGCGTTCCATCATGGCGAAGTTGGTATTGCTGGTGTAATTTGTAATTTAGCTCAATCTTTTGCTGGTTCTAATAACGTTAATCTATTAGAACCTATTGGTCAGTTTGGTTCACGTCTATCTTCTATTCCAGCTGCAGCTCGTTATATTTTTACAAAATTAACTCCAGAATTTAGGTTATTATTTAAGAAAGAAGATGATTTAATCATCGATTATAATTATGATGATGAACAACAGATTGAACCTAAATTTTATGTGCCTATTTTACCAGTGGTATTACTCAACGGAACTCAAGGAATTGGTACTGGATTTGCAAGTAAAGTCTTATCGTATAATCCAACGGATATCAAAAATGATATTATTTCAATTCTAAAAAATGAACCAAGAAAAAAGTTAATCCCCTGGTATAAAGGATTCAATGGTACAATTACACCAGGCGAAAATGATAATCAATGGATTATTACTGGTAAATTGGAGATTACGAATACCACTACAATTAAAATTACTGAAATTCCAGTTGGTACATATTTAGATGATATTAAATCGACATTATCTAAACTCAAAGAAAAAGGTATTATTAAAGATTATGATGATGATTCTACAGTCGATGGATTCGATATTGAAGTTACCGTACCTAGAACAACTACATCGTTACCAATCGATAAACTTTATGAATTATTCAAATTAGTTTCTAAAGATACTGAAAACCTAACGTTATGGAATACAAATCATAAATTACAAGTTTATGATTCAGTATCCGAAATTGTTAGATATTTCGTTGACTACAGATTACTAAAATACGAAGAACGCCGATTAAAACAAATTGAATTATTAAATGAAGATTTGATTTGGAGTTTAGAAAAACAAAGATTCATTCAATTTTATATCGAAAATTCCAAACTATTCGCTTCCAAATCCAAAAAAGAACTTGAACAATTACTCGTAGATAATTCTTTTATCCAGATTGATAACTTATTACAAATCCGCATTTATAATTTAACGAAGGACGATATCGATAAACTCGATTCATATATCAATAAACTGAATAAAGATATTTCTACATTAAGCAAAACAACTCCACAAAAAATGTACCTAAAAGAATTAGAAGATTTAAAATTCTAATTTCAAGAAATCCCAGTAGGATAATTCCTATGGGATTTCTTTTTATCTAAAATTTCTTAAATTCCATACCATAACTGATAACTACTTGATTTATAACAACTTTTTCTATTTTAGAAAAACGGATAAGTTATTGATTTCTAAAGAGTTTTAGAAAACTGATGATTTTTATACCTAACATACTTACCTTTTTCTCGATTTTTAATGGTTTCCTAAGAATGTACCTGGGTAGCTGGTTGTAGCTGTGGTTAAAAATTGTTTACATTAGAGCGAAAATGAGTTAAAATTTATTCAAGTAATCATTTTTAACAGAGGAATATTATGTTTGAACTTGTAGGCGAAGTAGAATTCTTCGCTCCGATGTCTTCCGATTTAGTAGACTTCCTAATATCAGAATTCAACTCCAGTAAAAATAAACTCACGGAATTATCCACAATCATTTCGGATAATCATTCAACAGTAATCAAATATTTTGTTGATGGTAATGTCAAAGAAGATGCTCATCGAGTAGATATTCAAAACCTATTCGAATTGAAACCAGCCATCAAATCATTAGAAACCGAATACTGGAATAAAGCATTAAGATTAACCGATGTTCTTGATTATATGCCACAGAAACGTAGGGACGATTGGAATATTTCTATGTCCGCTTGGAAACAACACGGTTATCAAGAAGGTAAGAATCCAGAAAAAGATTTACCTCCTTTCGAAGAAAATATCGTTAGGGATACTTTGCAGAACCTACTCATGATGCGAACACAATTCTTTTCTGAACGAGTCGATGGAATTTTCAGAAGTTTATCTGGAAGTCATGTGACTAACCAACCAGAAGGATTTAGCAAGAGAATGATCATAAATCATGCATTAGATGCGTATTCTTATCCAAACTATAAAATCGCTGGTGTTATCAACGACCTGAGGTCAGTCGTCGCGAAATTCATGGGGCGTGATGACTTAAAATTCGATGCGTCTACTTCATTATTGTATACATTGAAAAGAATGTATGGAGAGTGGGTTCCATTAGATGGTAATTCACTCAAAATTAAATTGTTTAAGAAAGGAACAGTTCATTTAGAAGTACATCCAGATATGGCATGGAGATTGAATTCTATCCTCGCTAACTTATATCCAATGGCTATTCCTTCGCAGTTTAGAGTTAAACCAGAAAGAAAACAAAAATCCTATGAACTAATACAAAAACCTTTACCCTTCGCGGTATTAGAAATGCTACCTACTTCTCCTCATAAAGAATTAGATTCCAATAGTAAATCAATTATCGTACCAAATACACTGGTTATTAGTTCCTATGGTAGAGATAAACAACTTGTTGCCGAAGTGGAATCAGTTCTAGAATCAATCGGAGGTGTTAAACAAACTAAAGGTTATTTCCTATTCGATTATGAACCATCTAGTATCATATCTGAAATCAAGTTAATGGGTTGCATCCCTAACTTTAAATCATTTCAGTATTATCCCACGCCAACTGAACTTGCCGATAAAGTCATTGAGTTAGCTGATATTCAAGAAACACATTCAGTATTAGAACCATCCGCTGGGCAAGGTAATTTGGTCGATACTATTGAAGATAAATCACGGATCACTTGCATAGAAGTTTCTTTACTACACAGTAAGATTTTAGAAGAAAAAGGATTTAACGTAATCAACGAAGATTTCTTGGAACATTCTAAAATAGATATTAAAGTCTACGATAGAATCATCATGAATCCTCCGTTTAGTGAAGGAAGATGGCAATCTCATTTACTTGCGGCTTATAATAAATTGAATAGAAATGGTAAGTTAGTCGCTATATTACCAGAATCAGCAAAGAATCAAAAAGTAATACCTAACTGTAAATATCATGGACCTTATTCTGGTTTCTTTAAGAACGCTAATGTTTCTGTAATTATTTTGGAAACAACAAAATAAACCTGGACAACTTGGTTGTGATCGATTATAATGATTACAACTTAGAAAGAAACACAATATTTAGGAGTTAAAATAATGTTTTTATATGAAGGTTCACAAGAATACAGAGACGCAGAAGATTCACGTTTTGGAAAACAAGCTGGTGGTTCAATTCGTACACCAAGAAACGACAATACAATGGTCGCGGGTTTCGAAGAATTTGAAAAACTCCGCGATAGTTGCAAAGCAACTGTAATCGTCGCTACCACACCAGAAGAAAAAGCAGACCAAGAATATCGCATTCGGAAATCAAAACAAAGACAAGCCGACGCCGATTGGTTACTAGAACAACAGTTAGGTTTTAATCCTTATAACTAAAATGCATCGTTAAATGTTTGATTAAAAGGTAAATTCTTATATGACTATCTGCATTTTGTTATTTTTCATTGTGGGTTTAATAATTTCTATAATGGAAAAATCATTCCTCACGATTTTCTATTTATTTGGTACCATTAGTTGTATAGGGTTTTATTATGCAGTATAAATCGAATGCAAATTGGATACTTTATCGAATAGATATTCATGGAATGCATCACATCGTCAAAGAATATGAAATTAAACCAACTGTAAATGATTTGATTAATATATTCTTTGATAAATTTGATAATGTCATCGAACCATTTAAAACCGATTACATGACTGCATTCACTGATTTAGTTAATGGTTTATCTGTAGAAATTAATATAGATAAAAAGAAAACCTATAGATTATGCGATAACAGATTCGAGGTAACATTATGAGTTTTTCTTCTGATATTTACGTTCCTAGTAAACATGGAACAACATTAATAACAGATTTTTATGAATCCGATTTAACCAATAAAAATTATATGGATTTATTCAAAAGATATAATAAATTATTGAGAGTTTCTAGTGAAACTGTTTATTACACAGATTCTTTATTACAAGAAATAGAAAAAGAATATAAAGTTTATATGCAGGATTCGTTTGTTTCTACGGATGGTTGGCGAGTTTTCGTACATGAATTAAATGAACCTATAACTATCGAATTGAAAGACATTCCAAACGGAATTGAAAATGAATATTCATTGTATGGCGAACGCATAATGTGTTTAGATTCTATACCAGATAAATATAATTCGTATATAAGGAAACGCGATAAAATATTCGTATATTCTGGAAACGGTTTATCTAAATCGTTGAGCATGTTTAAAAAGAAACATCCTATCCATAAATTAGGCGATGATATTTTAATATACAACAGTTTTTAATTCAAGGAGTAAATATGAAAGCTATTTTTACAGTTGGTGTTTCTGCTAGTGGTAAATCATATTGGGCAGAAACACAAGTTATGGTCAATATCAATCGGGACGAAGTAAGGCAAAAACTTTTATTAGAAACAACTGATTATCAAATAGAAGATAATATGTGGAGATATTATAAATTCACGAAAGTCAATGAAAATATTGTTACCGAACGTTGTAATATTACACGATATGAAGCTATTTTAGCGGGAAAGGATATTATATTCTCCAATACGAATTTGAATCCATATTATCTCAAACAAGATATCGCGTATATGGAATCTAAAGGTTACGAAGTAGAAATTAAATCATTCCCTGTTGATTACGATACTGCAATTAAACGAGACAAACAACGTGTCAGTTCGGTTGGAGAAACCGTGATTAATAAACAATGGTTTGATTGGTTAAAACTAGATTACGAATATACCAGAATTAAAAAATATGTAAAAGATAAAACTAAACCACCAGCGATTATTTGTGATATTGATGGTACGGTGGCTGCACATTATAATAGAGGTCCATTCGATTGGGATAAAGTATTAACAGATGAACCAATCGAAGAAATCGTGGATTTAGTCAACCGATATGAATATTCACACGAAATTATTTTCTTATCTGGAAGAGATTCTATTTGCAGGGATAAAACGTTAGAATGGTTGAAAAGATATTTCAAACTTGAACAATATCAATTATTAATGCGACCCAACAACAGTTCGATTAAAGATAGAATAGTGAAAGAACAATTATTCTGGGAAAATGTAGCTCCTAATTATCGCGTGGATTTGGTGATCGACGATAGGAAACAAGTCATTAGATTATGGACAGATATGAGTTCAACCAAAAATAGTTTCAAAGTTATTAATGTCGGTAATTACTACGAAGATTTTTAATTTACTTAACATTAGTTCCAAGCTATAATCATCTAGCGATTTAAATTTAATTAAGGATAAACATTATGTACAGTTATATTTTATTATTAATCGTCGCCACAGGTCAAGGTGGCATTTCACAATCAACTACAGAATTTGTAGATAAAGATTCTTGTGAATTTGCTAAACAAACTATCATCGATAATTTACAGACACAAACAGAAAAAAGTTTGTATTCGAATTCTACAATTAAAAACGTTAAATCATATTGCATTCCACATAAACGGTAGGAACAAATGACTATTTTATTTCATTTTATTGGTGATACATCAAAACATCAAACGAATGTTATCTCATTATTATATTATGTCAATAAAGAAATAGGTAAAATTTCATTTACTGTCGCGTATTCAAATAAAGAAGACATTTACAGTAAACAAAAAGCAAAAGATTTATTATTTACAAGACTCGAACAAGATGACTATTATACAATTGATTATCGACCAGACGAAAACGTTATTGACCAATTAGTCATGGGTTTAAGATTAGCTCAAAAGGATGAATGGTTTCGTATCAACCCTAGATTTATAAAACATCCAGTATGGGCATATAAACTATATACGAAAGATATGAAATGGCACTTAGCTAAAAATAGTAAAAAAGTAACAAAATTTATCGAGGAATTAAAATGAAAGTAATTAATCTATATGGTGGACCTTCTACTGGTAAATCAACAACTGCAGCTGGTTTATTCTATAAAATGAAATCCGCTGGGTATAAAGTAGAACTCGTTACTGAATACGCGAAAGATTTAACTTATGACAAACGGCATACAATTTTAAAGAATCAGGAATATGTATTTGCTAAACAGTTCTCTAGATTACGCAGATTAAAAGATCAAGTAGATTATGTTATTACAGATTCACCATCATTACTCCAATTGGTTTATTTGTCGGACGAGTTTGAATTGCCAAGTTTAAAGAATGTCATTATAGAAGGACATGATTATTTCGATACAGTGGACATTTTCCTTAAACGTAATTTAGAAAATCATCCGTATCAAGAATATGGACGAAATCAAACACAAGAAGAAGCAATCGAAATCGATGATAAGATTTTAAAAGTTTTAAAAGGAATCGATACTTTATTTCATGTCGTTGAAGTATCGGATAAAGCAGTTGACGATATTTTTAATTTAATAAAGGAATGATATGCGCTCATTATTACAAATCGTTGGTAAACAACAAACAATAGACAATAGAGCTTTCTATCTTCACCTAGATACAAGTAAAGAAATTTATTCACTTACAATTAAACAAAGTTTAGTTCAGCGTGAAAATGATACATTAGGTTACATTTATGATAAATTATTAGAATTAGATAAAAATCCATTAACATTAAATGAAAATTTACGGTATCAATTACAGTCATATTCTAATTTAATCGCTCAAGAAACAAGACGAGGTAATGGTACAACTATTATCGTACCAAAATATGTTTTAGATTTTATAGGTAATGAATTTAGCGGGTTCGAGTTTATCGAATCCGATTTACCAGACCAATCATTAGTTATCATGACATATCAAGGTAAAATGACACATATCACGGAACATCTCGATGTTGGTATCATAGTAACCACAGATAAAGATACACATTATGATGGTGTACTCATTAGAAATGATTATAATAAGTTTTACAAGGTATTACAATTATGTTAATTGGTTCTGCTATTTTAGTAGACGACATCGTATATTGGTTGAAATTTCCAAATCGACATGGTGATGTAGCAAATAAAATGTTCGATGTTTCGGTTGCATTTATAAAAGATAAAGTCATGGGATTCGTTAATGATAATCATGAATTTTTGAATAGACAAGAAGCCGCAGAATATGCGTTTACAACTGGACAGATTAGTAGTAAAGTGACCGTATTAATGAGTGAAGATTTATTTTAGAGGATAATATGATTATTGTAACTATCGGAGTTAGCGTAGGATTTTTATTATTGGCTAATTATGCAATAAAACAACGCGAACAAAACATTGAATTAAAGGTACGCATTTCCGAATTAGAAAATGAACTGACACTAACACAAAAAGAAAAATTAAACTACGAAAATAAATATTATTCTGTCATTGATAAATTGAAAATTAATGGTAGTAAAATTTCGACGTCCGCACTTAATACACCGAAACAAACGAGTGAAAATAATCATTCAAGCGAAACTGCTTCGTTACCAAGCGCAATTCCTTTAATTAGTGCGAATGAAATTATATCTTCAAGTTCTAATGATTGTACATCATCATACTGTAATAGTGATAGTTCATACGATACTGGAAGTTCTTCTTGTTCATCATCGGATTATTAAAATGAAATATTTATTATTAACTGTATTATTAACTGGTTGTACATCTGAAATAAGCGTAACAGAAATCGAATCCGCTTATAAATTATGTAGAAATCAAAACGGATTAGTTTCTATCGTGAAGTCAGATGGAAGCACGTTAGCAAAATGTACCTCTGGTAATCCTATTAACATTGGAGCTTTGAAATGAGTTTTTTCCTAGATGTAGAAACATTAGCAGTAGAATCAAATACTGTCATTTTATCTATTGGTATGTGTTATGCCAGAATGGATTCTACTTATTCGGATTTACAAAAGGATAGTATCTTCATTAAGCTAAACGCGAAAGAACAAATCGAAAAATATAAACGGGTCACTTCCAAAGACACTTTAGATTGGTGGGACAAACAACCAATCGAAGCCAAACGAATTTCTTTATTCCCTAGCGATACAGACGTCAATATTTTAGATGGTTTAACACAACTTAGAAAATGGATCGAACAATATCCTAACTATAAACAAGAATTAGTATGGGTTCGTGGTAGTCTTGATCAAATGTCAATCGATAGTTTATGTAGAGCCACCGGCGTTGACTTTATATTCCCTTATTGGAATTATAGGGACACTAGGACGATGCTAGATTGTATTAAAACTACTACAGAACGTGGTTATTGTAAAGTAGAGTATCCACATGATGATTTAAACTATGAAGAATTATTTAAATTGAAACATCACCCGACTGTGGATTGCCAGATTGACGCAATCCAGATGCTATTCGGTATCTAACAATACGGATCGTCTAATCCACGAGCCATTTTACTTTGTACAGATTCTATAATAAACTTAGGATAGTTCTTTAACAATACGGAGAAATAAATGAGTAGTAAATTATACACTAATGTATTCAAAATGAATGACAAAATCTATGCCAGATTCGATACTGGAACAGAAATCATTGATTTTAAACCAACTATGTATGTCAGCTCCAGTAAGGATAAAAGCGACCAATGGAAAACAATGAGAGACGAAATCCCAGTTTATCCTATTAAACCTGGATCAATGAAAGACACAGATAATTTTATCGAACAATATAAAAATACATCTGGAATCATTGTCAACGGGTACCCTAATTATGTCGCGCAATTTATATCAGAACAATATCCAGAAGAAATCCAATGGGACATCGATAAACTAAACATCGTTGCAATCGATATTGAAACAACTGCATCCATGAATTTTGGCAATAAAAAAATAAAAATTAGAAAAAATAAATCATAAATCTCTATGTCATTTAAATATAATTAACTTTAATTGATAATGCAAAACAACGTATTTATAAAGAAACTGACTATACTGAAGTCCATCATATTATTCCTAAATGTATGAACGGTGATGATAGTAAGTCTAATCTAATTAGATTATTTGCTAGAGAACATTATACCGCTCATGCATTATTAGTTAAAATATATAAAAATACACAATATATTTCTAGCTTAATTTGCGCATTTAGATTTATGTCTATAGATTCGCATAATGGAAATAGGAATAATAATAGAAAATATGATTGGTGTAGAAAATTATTTGTTGAAAATCATCCAAGTAAAACAGAAGAAGGTAGGTTAAAAATTATAAATGGTATTAAAAATAAATTTATTACTAGAATATGTATTTGCGGTTGTAATGAAACTTTCGAAGTTAATATTAAAAGCGATAAAAAATTTTTACCAAATCATTTTCAAAAAATACAATATGAAAATGATAGTAAAAAAACTGAACAAAGTGAAAGATTAAAAAATTTTAATAATTCACTAACACAAGAATAACAGAAAGAACGACTTTCAAAATCTTTATGGGTATGCGATCATATAAAAAGAGGTAAATCTATATCTGCTGGTAAAAAAGGTAAAAAGACAAACCAAAAACGTTTAGAGCAAGAAAAATATGGGAAAATGTCAGAAGAAGAATTTATAGATTATATTAAAGATAGAACGCTTGCAATGAAAACAAGAATGACTAATAGAAGGAATGAATACTTAAATGAACAATTATCAAGAAATACTGATTAATGAATTTTTAGACAATTATAATACAGCCGATTATGAAGTTTTTGATGAATTAACAAATTCATGGGTTAGTTGGAACGAAACAACTTATTATACTAATTATAATGATGGTTCTTTTCCTAATTGGCGTAACCCAGTACAAGAAATCCTTTTAATCACCTTAGTCGACTTCAAAACAAAAACACCCATCACTTTCGGTAGCAAACCTTATACCGGGCACAACCCAAATTACATCTACACAGAAAACGAAAAAGAACTACTACTTAAATTCCTTAATCATTGGAAAAATAATCAACCTGATGTGATCACGGGGTGGAATAATAATACGTTTGATATTCCTTATGTATACCACCGAATGACTAAAGTCTTAGGCAAAGACATTACTAACCAACTTTCACCATTTAATATCTGTAAACCATGTCCACCAAAATCACCAGCAGCCAAAGCATTCATCAAAGACGGAGAAGACAGAAACATCTGCATCAGATTATTCGGAATCAGTAACCTAGACTACATGGAACTATTCAAAAAATATGGTCGCGGTACTTATGAATCATATAAATTAGACCATATCGCACAAGAAGTTTTAGGACACACAAAAGTCAACCACGATGAATTCGAACAATTCAAAGACTTTTATAACGGCAACCCAATTCCAGACCAAAATGGTAACGATTTACAACAGTTAGCATTCCAACGTGATCAATTTGTTACAATTAGTGAAGACTATATTAAACTAGATAACCAACTAAAACAATTGTGCTGGAATAAATTCGTGGATTATAACATTATCGATACTATGTTAATCACGGACTTCGAAGAAAAAGAAGGTATGATTAAACTGCATATTGGTATCGCTTATCTTGCAAAAATTAATTACGAAGATGTTTATTCTCCAGTTGGTATGTGGGAAACACTTATCTTTAATTACTTGAATAAAAAGAAAACAACGATGCCTTTACAAAAGCACGGCAAAGTTAAAGAATCTTATCCAGGTGCCTATGTTAAAGATCCAATCGTTGGTATGCATGAGTGGGTTGCATCTATGGATTTAGCATCATTATATCCACATCTAATTATTCAGTATAATATCAGTCCAGAAATGTTAACGGACGTTTATTACCCTGATATTGATGTAGATTACTTATTAGCTAAAAAACCGTTACCAGATGATGGCTTAATTAAAACTCCTAGTGGTTGGTGTTATAAAAAAGAAGAAAGAGGTTTCCTTCCTGAGTTAATGTTATCATATTATAATAGAAGAAAAGAAGTCAGAAAGGAACAATTAAAACTTGAACAAGAGTTGGAATTAGTTAAGAAACGTTTATCTGAAATTTAAGGAGTTGAAATGAAACAAATCAATGAAATGTCTAAACAAGAATTATTAGACTATAAAAAACATTTAACACAAACAATATCAACAAAAGATAATGAGCAATTAGCCATTAAAATCGCTTAACTGTTAGGTGATTTAAAACTGTGTGAAAACGGTGGATATCTAGAACAGACAATACCGTGCCAAGCCTCAGTTTAACGTCGATAGATGTCACTCTGTTGAAGGTGTAACGACTATTCCTACGGGAAGTACAATCAAGTGATTGGAAGCGCACAGCACACTATTATTAGATGTGAAGAGATAGTCTATTCTATATAGGGATATATAGCTGTCTTAATTGACGGGTATAGAAATAACGAATCTATACTGAATGAAAAAGATTAACAGCTTATATGGCAGTTTAGGAGAATCTAACTTTTTATTCTTTGATATTAGGATGGCAACAACAATTACGTTGGCAGGGCAGTTAGCAATTAGATGGATTTCTAATACATTTAATGAAAAGTTAGGAGAAATGTTAAAAACTAAAGATAAAGATTACGTTCTTTACGCCGATACCGATAGTGTTGCGGGTGATTCTGTAATAAGAATCAATGGGTTAGAACAATCAATAGAATCATTTTATGATAGTTGTCAGGTATTTATTAAACGGGATGAATTAAATAAGGACTATGTAAAACCTGTTGACGATACATTTACGTTAAGTATTAATCCAGAAACACAAGAATTAGAATCTAAAAAAATTAAGTATGTAATGAAACATAAGGTAAAAAAGAAAATGTTTAGAATTACATTAAATGGTAAGTCCGTTGAAGTTACAGCGGATCATAGTATTATAATTAAAAGAGATGGTAAAATTTTAAATGTCAAGCCTACTGAAATCATTAAAACAGATGAACTTATCTTTATCTCAAGCTAGAGATAAAGTTATTGATAAAATGAATAAAAGTAATTTAACTGCATCAGATGAATGTATAGATGCAGTTGCTAAATTTTTATTGGATTGTATCGATAACGATTTAAAATTACAAAATGTATTTAAGCATACAATCCCAAATTTTATAGAATCTAATCAAACAGAAAATTTAATCGAAAGATATAAAAGGATTCTTGAAATTGGTAATAAAGTTACTTTAGACAAGATGATTTTATATCAAGCAAAACCAGCTATATTTAAATCAACAGATATCCCGAAATTTAGAGGGTATACGAATAAAACTGCACAAGAAATATGGAATAAAGATATTAAAAAGAAAGCCGCTTTATTAGAAGAACGTAATATGGACATTTATTACGTTTGGGAGTATGATTTCCGAAATAATAAATTAGAAACAATTGAAAAGGTAACCGAATATGTTAGAAGTAAAATTTTATAATAATTTTGTAATTGAAGATTTAGGTGAAATAGAATTAGATGTATTCGATATCGAAGTCGAGGATAATCATAACTTTTTTGCTAATGATATTTGTGTCCATAATTCTAATTTTATTTCGTTAAAGGATATTGTTAATTCATCTCCAGTAAAGGATAAATCAGTAGAAGCTAAAATTGATTTTATGGATAAGTTTTGCGATAAAGTATTACAACCAATTATCAATAAATCTTATGACGAGTTAGCGGAATATACTAATGCTTATGAAAACAAGATGATTATGAAGAGGGAGAAGCTATCTGACCGATTTTTACTACATGCAAAAAAGAAATACATAATTTCTGTTTATGATAATGAGGGTGTTCGTTACGCAACGCCTAAAAAAGCAGTTACAGGATTAGAACTTGTCCGTTCATCTACACCAGCAGTTGTTAAAACTGAATTAAAGGAATTACTAGATACTGTATTATACGGCGATGAAAAAACGTTACAGAAAAAAGTTGCTGATTTTAAATCCGATTTCATGAAATTTCCAGTAGAGGATATTTCAATTCCTACTGGTGTTAATGGTGTTAATGTTTATTCTGGTTCACCTAATTCAATTTATACACAGGGTACACCAATTAACTCTAGGGCAGCTTTATTGTATAACCATCATCTTGATGAAATGAACCTTACTGATAGATACGAAAAGATTTTCGAAGGGAACAAAATAAAATACCTTTATTTGGACAAGCGAAATCCTAGTAAAGAAAATGTAATTGGTTTTGTTGGTAAATTGCCAGTTGAGTTTGGATTACATAAATATGTGGATAAGGAATTAATGTTTGAGAAGGCGTTTTTAAATTCTTGTAATACGTTAATTGCTCCTTTAGGTTGGACATCGGAAGAACAATCTTCGTTGGAAGACTTCTTCTAATAAAAATACCCTTATACCAACTAAGATATAAGGGTATTTTGTTGTGTACGCGGTTACCGCGTTGCTCAATAATTTATTTCGGCATAACTAGAATGCTAACTCATTGATTTTATTATGTTTCCTATATAACTAATGTAAAATAGTTAAAATAATGTTGTACAGGACAACCATAATCGCCTATAATATGCCCAACTTAGAAAGAAACCTTATAGGAGCGTTAAAAATGAAAGAAGAACATATCTTTAATGAATTACACAAACACCTTTGCTACGATGAATTGGTTGAACTTAACGAAGCAAAATATATGGCGGATTGGTCGGACGAAGACGAATTAGTGGAGTTGGTAAATGAACTTAACTGAATTTTTAAAACATCGTGAACTTTATACAGAAGACCCTGAAAACGGTAATATCCATCCAAAAGAAGGTTTCGTTTTCCAGGTTGGACAATTTAAATTTCAACGTGAAATTGAAAGTAAATCAAACGGTGGTTATTGTAACTGGTATGGTCGATGTAATGATTATAAATACACTATCAAGGAAACAGATGAAATCGAAATTATCGTAGACCCTTTATTGATTGATTGTTCCGTTAGAATAACTACAAATCATACAGACAAATGGTATATTCATGGGTCAGATAAAAAAGAAGCGTTAGCAGTCATAGATGATTCAATGGACGAAACCGTAATTGAATTCCTATATAATAAGTTTCATGCAACTGATATTGATTACTCTTATAGTAGAAGTACAATTACTTTCAAGATTCATTTACTATGTGTATTCGAAGAAAGAATGTTTAATTTAATTGAGTTTGGATTAATAACACAGGAACAGTTCATTATTTGGTTGAAGAATAATTATGGTTAGGTCGGACAAATGGTTCTTTAGTTGGTTAGGAACATACATTGTCACATCAATAGTCGTTGCTTATTTCAACTTATTTGATCCGATGATTGTGACCAATGTCTTTTTAGTTGGAATTTCGTTACCAATTTAACTAATATTGGTCATAATGATTATTTATGGAGAGTGATGAAATGAAAGGTAAAGTTTATGTGAATGGTGGTTTTATTAAACGTTGGATAGTAGTTAAAAGTAATGAAACTGATTTAAAACCATATTATAATTTATTTGATCGATCGACATATATCGGAACATTTGCATATCTTAATCAAGTTATTAAAAAGATATGTGAATTAGATGATACTGTAAGCGATTTAATTCAAAAAGTTGAAGTAATTTTCCCTGATGAGATAAAAACTAAAATGGAAACAACATCTGTAACTCAATTCTTTAGAGCAGAAAAATTAGAAACTATCGGTCAAGTAGTTAAACATAATAATGGTACTATCATCAATCAAGGGCAAGATGTAGATGGTTACTGGTGTGTTTATTCATTACCAAGTCCTACGTTTGGAGGAACAACTAAAATTAAAATAGAATTTGAAATTGATTTTAGTAAGTTACCAGATCAATATCAATATATTTCATTTGATGCTTTTAATGGTGAATTGGTTTATCATGAAAATGAACCAACTATTGTAAAAGAAGGTTGGGTTCAACATGCTACAGTTGGCAAAACGCTAAATATTTTAACGATTGTCAAGAAATTATTGGAACATCTAAAATTTGGAAAAGAGGACAAGATGGTATCAGTTAAACATATAGAAACGTTATTAGATATTGGAGAAAACGGTTCTCCATATTATATCACCAGATACGAAGATTCCGAAAGAATCACATATTATGAACTCAATGAAACCAACTACAATTATTATAAGTCAGAACAAACATGGAAAATATTAAAGAATGGTAACTGGATAGAAACAACTAAACCAGAAGTTGAATATAAATATCAACAAATTAAGGACCGACTATGAACGATATTTTAATGGATGTTCCATTTAATACAAGTAAAACATTTATCACTGCTGTATCCCCAATTTCAAACTGTCAATTCTATGTACCTATTAAAGAAGGTGCATCTGATGCTTTTATCGAACATCAAAAACAAAAGTTAAAAGATAAGCTTGAATCTATAGACTCGTTTCATTATAAGGATTAACATGAAAAAATTATTAATTATTCTT